GCTCAGCCAGTCTATCGGGCTGATCACGCTGTCCGCGACCGGACGGCTACCGATCGCCGGATCGTTGTCGGCAAGTGTTGGCACGATCGGCCTATCGAGTGCCGCGGACCTCGATATCGTCGGGACGCTAGTCAAGACGATCGACCCGATCACGCTGTCGGCGACCGGGGAACTGGCGGGCGTCGGCACCGGCCAACTCTCGCAGTCGATCGGCACGATCGGGCTGTCCGCAACGGGTGCGCTGGCGCTTGCAGGGCAGTTGGCGCAGACGATGGCGCCGATCACGCTCGCGGGCGCGGGGACGCTGACGCTTTCGGGCGCACTGTCGCGGTCCATCGGGCAGATCATCCTTACGGCACGCGGCGGCGCACCGATCGAGGAACCAACCAAGATCGGCGGCGACGACGTACCACGAGATCGCGGGCACCGAGGATGGGACCAGAAGCGATCAACGATCAAGCGAAGCGAGGAACTGCGGCTGGAGCAATCCATCCGCAGCATCTACCGGGAACTGACGGAATCGCCAGAGATGGCTCCGCGCGCCGCCGCGGCGCTTGCCCGGCTGGCAGCGCCAGGCACAAGCGAAGATGAGCTACCGCGCATCGCAGCGCGCCGCGCGCTCGCCATGGACAGCGTTGGCGTCGAGGTCGAGACATCCCTTCGCATGTTGCGCGAGGAATTGTCAGAATTGGAGCAATTTCACGAGGCCACAATGATTGCGGCCTTACTCGAAAGGTTGCTGTAATGCCGCTTTACGCCTATGGATGCGCTGCATGTGGGAACGAGGACGATGCATTCAGGACCGTCGAGCAGCGCCACGATGGCCCGTTTTGCTGCGGCGAGCGCATGAGTCTCGAAATACGCCCATCGTATGTGCAGGGCGACTTGCAGGGATACGTCTCGCCTGTCAACGGCAAATGGGTAGAGGGCCGCACAGCGCGCAGAGATGACCTGGCGCGCACGCACTCGCGCCCATGGGAGGGCATGGAGAACGAGAAGCGAGAAGCCGATCGTCAGCGCAAGTATGCCGAGGACAAATCCGAGAAACGGTTAGATGAGGCAGCGCGCCGGGCCTACCACCAACTCTCACCAGCACAACGGCGAACATTGGAGTGATGAACATGGAAACGGAACAAGAGCGACCTCTTGAGCAGCCCGTCACGGACGACAAGCCGACCGACGAGACGCCGAGCAGCGATGGCCCGTCAATGGAGGACACCATTCGCGATGAATATCGCCGACTGACATCCTCGGAGAACGCGGACACCGGCGACGACACGACCGCCGCAGCGCCCGCCCGCGCGCGCAGCCCTGATGGCAAGTTCGCGAAAGCCACGACTGACGAAGCTAGCGCCACTGCGAAGGTCGAGGATACTCCGCAGATGACCGCCGCAGCGCCGCCCGCTGCGACCGACGACTACCCCAAGACATGGCGCAAAGAGGCCCACGGCGAATGGGCGGGCGTCAGTCCGGCGATCAAGGCCGAGATCAAGCGGCGCGAGGAAAACTTCTTCGAGGGCATCCGCCAGTATCAGGAACCTGCCGCGTTCGGGCGCGCGATCGGTCAGGAGATGCTGCCGCACGTCGAGATGATGCGCCAGGTCGGCATCACTCCGCAGCAGCTCACGCGCGAGATGATGTCCACATGGGCCGCCTTGGCGACCGGACAGCCGGACCAGAAACGACAGGTGCTATTGAATATCGCGCGGCAGTACGGTATAGATATCGCCGCGTCGTCCGCGACTTCCTCGACAGGAGAGGCAACGACGCAGGCCATCTCCCCGGACCTGTCGCCCGTACTACAACGGGTACAGAGCATCGAGCAGATGGTCCGACAGCAGGCCGAGAAGTCTGCGCAGATCGAATCCGAGAACGCGACCTCCGAAGTCGCGCGCTTCGCTTCAAGCCAAGGGCGCAACCACTTCGCAGCCGTTCAGGAAACGATGGCTCAACTGATCGGTTCTGGACAGGCAACCACGCTGGACGAAGCCTACGACAAGGCGGTTTGGATGGTTCCTGACGTTCGCGAACAACTTCTCGCCGAACAGGCACAGAAGCGTTCGCAGGACGATGCAGCAAAGGCCGCTGCCGCCAGAAAGGCCGCCTCAACAAACGTCGCGCGTCGTGGGACGACTCCTACCGCGCCGAAGCGGGGCTCGATGGAAGACACGATCCGCGATGAATATCGCAGGCTCATGTCGTCGTAACCGCAACGCTAGGAGTCCACCATGGCATCGCCTGGGCAAAGCACACTGTTCACGACGTTCACCGGACTGGTGACGACCACGTATCGCAACCACAAGCGGCTCATTGCCGACAACGTGTCCGAGCACAACGCGCTGTATCGGCGCGTCACCAAGAAGGGCCGCGTTCGGCGCGAGGACGGCGGACTGTCGATCGTCGAGCCGCTGGACTACGCCGAGAATGCGACGTACCAGCGGTACAGCGGATATGACCCGCTGAACACGTCCGCGTCGGATGTCCTGTCGGCGGCGGAGTTCCCGTGGCGCCAGCAGGCCGTTCACGTCACCGCGAGCGGTCTCGAAATCCGCAGCAACAGCGGCGAGAACCGCATCGTCAATCTCGTCAAGGCGCGCATCACGAACGCGCAGCGCACGCTCGCAAACAACCTCTCCGAGGACTTCTACTCGTCCGGGTCGCTGTCGAACCAGATTGGCGGCTTGCAGTCGCTCATCTCCGATGCGGGCACGGGCACCGTCGGCGGCATCGACTCGTCGGCGTTCCCGTTCTGGCAGAGCACGTTGCAGTCCGCAGCGGCGCCGATCCAGGGCGGCGGCGCGATCACGCCGTCCTCGACCACGATTGAGTCGCTGATGCTCCCGCTGTATCTGCGCACGACTCGCGGTGCGGATGTGGTGGACCTCATCGTGGCGAGCGAGGACTACTTCACGTTCTTCGAGCAGTCGCAGACCTCGCTCAAGCGGTATGCGCCGGAAGACACCGGGCGCGGCGGCATGGTGTCGATGAAGTACAAGAACGCGGACGTGTTCTTCGACTCAGCGGCTTCCGGCATCCCATCGGCCCACATGTACTTCGTCAACACGGACTACGTGTCGGTCGTGGTGCATCAGGACGCCGACATGGAGATCATGCCGGAGATGCGGGCGATCAATCAGGACGCCATCGTGATTCCGATCATCCACCAGTGCAACCTGACCGTGAGCAATCGCAAGCGTCAGGGCGTCGTCAAGGCGTAAGGAGAACCAAAATGCTCACGACAGGAATTAGCCCCACCGACACGCACACCGCGCCGCAGTTCACACTCGGCACGGTCGCGACTCAGGCATCGGACACCGGCACCAAGAGCTACATCTACGTGCGGGCCGGCGCGGCCATCACGGGCGCTGGCTACGTGTGTGACATCGACTCGTCCACGTTCGCAGCGGTGATGTCCACAACGACCACGACTGCGCCCGGCACGGGTGCCGGCAAGTCAGTGGGCGTCGCTCGCGTTGCCTTCGCGTCGGCCGACTACGGCTGGCTTCAGGTCTACGGGTCAGGCACGGTGCGCACGGCTGCGCTGGCAGCGGCCTACACCAACCTCAACTCGACGGCCACGGCCGGTCAGGTTGACGACGATGCGACGGCAGGCTCGGAAGTCATCGAGGGCATCGTGCTCGACGTGGCTACCGGCGCGTCTGCGGGTGTCACGGCTGGCTGGATCAACTGGCCGCGAGTGGGTCGCACGCTGTAATGGCGTAACCGGCGAGGGCTTCGGCTCTCGCCGGTTTTGGTGCTACGATCCCGCTGCCGCGCATGAGCGGCGATGTTGGAGCCAGACCATGCCACTCGCACAGATGGGGCCGGAGCGGCCGCCGTTCCTTCGTTTCCACGATATGTCCGTCGAGGATCGCAACGCGACCATCGCGGCCGGGCATCTCGTGCTCAAATCTCAGCATATGGTCACGGTTCGCCAGATCGGCTCGAAGGATGGCCCTGAGTTCATCGCGACGGAGTGGCTGACTCAGCAGGACAATCTCGCCACCATGAACCGGCTGCCCGGGGAGTGGGCGAAGTCCTACCGCGCGCAGTACGAGGCATGGAAGCAGGGCATGGAAGGCCCGGTCAATGGCTTCCCGCTGCGAGAGTGGCCCGCGGTGAACCGCGCGCTCGCCGAAGGCATGATCGCGGTCGGTATCCAGTCCGTCGAGGACTTGGCCGCGGCGAACGAAGAAGCACTCGGTCGCATCGGCATGGGCGCACGCGGGTTGCAGCAGAAGGCACGAGCATGGCTCGATGCGAAGGACGGTCGCGTGAACGCCGAGGAAGTCGCGGCGCTGAGGGCGGAACTCGATGATAGGGACGGGCGCATCCAGTCGCTGGAAACGCGCCTGGCCGCACTTGAGGCGAAGAAGCTGAAGTGAACGCGCTGGAAGTCATTCAGCGAGCGACGAAGACAGTCGGCATTCCGACGCCGAACGTCGCACTCGCGTCCACCGACGTTCAGGTGGTCCAACTTGTCGAGTTGCTGAACAACGAATGTCGCGAACTCGGCAGCCGCTACCCATGGCAGGCGCTCACGTTCGAGCAGACCTTCACGACCGTCGCAACGCAGTCTCAAGGTACGCTAGCGAGCCTCCTGACGGGCGGGCGCGAGTTGCGCTACATCGTCAACGAGACGATATGGAACCGCACTTCGCGCGAACCCGTCTACGGGCCTCGTAGCGGGCGAACGTGGCAAGGATACGAGGCGGTGTCGATCACGTCGCCCTACAGCGAGTACCGCATACGCGGCAACGAGTTGCTGTTCCTGCCCGCGCCGACTGCGGGGCAGACCTGCGCATTCGAGTACGTCACGCGCAGCACCATGACGGACTCGCTCGGGGTGACCTATCGTCGCAACGCGGTCGCGGACACCGACCTTCTCCTGCTCGATGACGAAATCATCCTCATGGGTGTCGTGTGGCGGTGGCGGAAGGCGAAAGGCATGGAGTATGCCGAGGACTTCGCCTCCTACGAGCGTATGGTCGCGGATGCCATGGCCCGCGACGGCACAAAGCCGACACTTTCACTTAGCGGCGGGGGCGTGTTCAACGATGACATCCCAATGGCAATCCCGCGTCTGATCGGGAGCTGACGCAGATGCGTCAGGCCGTCCTTTCGCGTAGACCCGGCGCCGCGAAATCGCAATCCTTGTCGCTCCCATCGCCGATCGGCGGACTCAATGCGCGAGACTCGGTTGCCAACATGAAGGGCACCGATGCGTTGCAGATGGACAACTGGTTCCCGCAGACGACCGACGTGGCGGTGCGCCGGGGGTACACCGCGTTCGCGACGTTCTCCGGCGTGTGTCAGTCCATCATCGCCTACAACGGGCTGACTGCGACCAAGGTGTTCGCGGCCGTGGACGGTGCTACGAACTCCATCATGGAAGCCACGTCGGGCGGCGCGCTCAGCACGGCTGTCGTCGGCGGGAGCGGGCCAGCGGTTCAGGCCATCACGAACTGCCGCTATGACTATGTGAACTTCGGCACAGTTGGCGGGCAGTTTCTGTCGCTCGTCAACGGCGCCGATGTGCCGCTGCAATACGACGGCACGACGTGGATCGCGTCGGCGATGACGGGCGGGACGCCTGCCGACTTCTTCACGGTAGGTGTCTATGCAGAGCGTCTCTGGTTCGGCGTGAAGAACTCGCTCCGTGTGCGGTACTTGCCCGTCAACTCGATCACCGGCGCGACGGTCGAACTGAACCTCGCGAGCCTGTTCGCATTGGGCGGGACGCTCAACAGCATCATCACTATCACCGACGCGACGAATGCACTCGCTGATTACATCGCGTTCGTGTCCACCGAAGGCGAGATCGTGGCGTTCTCTGGCACGGACCCCGCCGTGGCAGCATCGTGGTCGCGGGTCGCGCAGTTCAGGGTCGGGCGTCCTGTCATCAAGGGCAACAGGGCATGGTGCAAGTGGGGGGCCGACGCGCTGCTCATCTGCGCGGACGGCATCCTACCGCTACGCCGCGCGATCAGTCAGAACACGCGCGATCAGACCGTTGCCGTGTCGGACAAAATCAGGAACCTGGTGAACGGCGATGTTTCGATCCATGGCGCTCGGCAAGGGTGGGGGCTCACGCTGCATCCGACCGGGTTCAAACTGATCCTCAATGTGCCGACGAATGAGAACGTCGAATCGCGCCAGTACGTGATGAACGTGCAGACTGGCGCATGGTGCCGGTATATCGGCTGGAACGGCTTCTCCTTCGAGGTTGTTCGCGACCAACTCTATTGGGGTGGCGACGGCGTGCTCGCGAAGGCGGACCAAGTTGGCGCTTACTCTGACGCGGGCATTGCGATCACGGCGAGCAGCAAGCAAGCATTCAACTATTTCGGTGGTCGCGGCAGGAACGTGCAAGTTCACCTGATGCGACCGATCTTCTCAACCGATGGCGTGTCGGACGTGGCTCTCGGTGTGGACGTAGATTATGGCGACAATGAGCCGACCGTATTCCTGCAAACTGGCGCTGGCGGCGGCGACCCGTGGGGCGGCATATGGGATGTCACATGGAGCGGCGCGGCGGTTGTGCTGCGGGACTGGCGGACAGTGCAGGGGTTCGGCTCCGCGATCGCGCCTCGGCTGCGAGCGCGGACTGATGATGTGCAGATGACGTGGGCGGCAAGCGACTTCGTATACGAAAATGCGTCGTTTGGTCCTTGACCAAAAAGAGCGCGTCGGCGAGTTCGCGAAGGCTCTGATACCGCACGTTCCGTCATGGGGGGAGTGGTACGTTGCGATCGGCTACGAGCAGGATGGTGACCTGATCGCGGGCGTGGTGTATAACCTTTACTCAGGCGCCGACATCGCCATGCATGTTGCAGGTGTCGGCGCAAACTGGCTGTCCCGAAGCTACCTCCGGGCGGCATTCCGATATCCCTTCGTCCAACTCGGCTGTCGCCGGGTCTCAGGCTTTGTGCCAGCGACCAACGTCGCGGCGCAACGCTTCGACGAGCATATCGGCTTTCGGCGTGAAGGCTACATGCGACATGCCCTGCCGGACGACGATGTGATCGTCTACGGGATGCTTCGCGAGGATTGCAGATGGCTGTGAAAATCTACACGAAGTCCGTCTCAGTATGGGACGAGAACATCGGCCGGTACGTGACCGACGAGGGCGCGTCAGAGTGGCGGTGGTATGACGGCGCGATTGCGCTCGCCAAGAAGGGCGGATCGCCGCCGCCGCCGCCTGATCCGAACGTGACGGCCGCAGCTCAGACGCAGATGAACCGCGACACGTCCGCGTTCAATAACGCGATCACGCACGGCGCGACCTATACGCCGTGGGGACAGCAGACCTTCGCCGGGCGCACCGACCCAACCACTGGCGCGACCGTCTACGACCAGACGATCAGCCTCGATCCGAAGCAGCAGGAGCTGCTTGATATCTACAACGCGAATGACCTCGCATTCGGGCAGGCATCGCAGGGCATGCTCGGTCGCGTCACCGACACGTTCGGCCAGCCAATGGACACTTCTGGCTTGCCTGCTCTGCGCTCTGATGTGGCGCAGCAGGGCTATCAGTCTGGCCTCAACACGGGCGCATTACCGGGGTTGCAGAGCAACGTGGCGCAGCAGGGCTATCAGAGCAACCTCAACACGAACGGGTTGCCTGCTCTACAGAGCGATCTGAACGTGCAGGGGCCGGGCCTCGTCGGTAGCATCGACACGCAAGGGCTGCCGCAGTTGTATGGCGCGAACGATCTTGAGGGCGCGCGTCGTCAGACGCAGGACGCGCTCTACAACCGTCAAGCCGCCTACCTCGACCCGCAATGGCAGCAGCGCGAGAGCGCCGAGCGCACGCGCCTTGCCAACATGGGCGTCGTCGAGGGCTCGGAGGCGTTCAACAACGCGATGGACACGTCCAACCGCGCGCGCAGTTTCGACTACGATCGCGCGCGAGACGCCGCGATCATTGGTGGTGGCGACGAACTGTCGAGACTGGCCGGCATCTCGCAGGGGAACCGTGGGCAACTGTTCGGCGAGCGCACGACCGGCGCGGGTTTCACGAACAACGCGCGCCAGCAAGCCTTGTCGGAAGCCCTCGCACGCACGGGAACGGCGAACCAGGCGCGCGGCCAAGGGTTCGACGAGGCGGTGACTGGCGGGCAGTTCGCCAATCAGAGCGCGGAGGCCGCCAACCGCGATGCGCTGCTTGCCGGTCAGTTCTCCAATCAGGCGCGCGGCCAAGGGTTCGGTGAGGCTCTCTCAGGTGGTGAATTTGCGAATAGCGCAGCGGCTCAAGCGAACCGCGATGCCATGCTCAATGCGCAGTTCGCGAACCAAGCGCGCGGGCAGGGGCTCAACGAGCTGTTCTCGCTGCGCAATCAGCCGCTGAACGAGTACAACGCGCTGCGCTCGTCGGCGCAGGTCGCGCAGCCGCAGTTCCAGAACCCGCAGAACTCGATGACGAACCCGACGGACATCGCCGGACTCATCAATCAGAACTACGGGCAGCAGATGGACATCTGGAATGCGCGCCAGCAGCAGAATAACGCGCTGATGAGTGGATTGTTCGGACTCGGTGGCGCCGCGCTCGCATTCTCAGACGAGAGACTGAAGACTAATGTTGATCAGGTCGGATCACTTCCTGATGGCACCGGCGTTTACGATTATGAATACAAGGACGAGCCCGGCAAGACGTACACCGGCGTCATGGCGCAGGAAGTCGAAAAGACGAATCCGTCAGCCGTGTTCAAGATGTCGAACGGCTTTAAGGCAGTGGACTACAGCAAGGTCATGTCGAAGGCTTTGCGGGAGTTGTACTGATGGCACGCAAGATCGAGCTATTTCGCGACACGCAGCCTGATGACGCTTATGCCGATGTCGCGCGCCGCGAAGCCTATGCGAAGGCGTTGCAGGAGATGGCTGCACGGCAGCGAGGGCCAGCGCCGGGCGGTCGCGTGCAAGCGCAGTACGGCATTGGCGAGGGGCTCACACAGCTCGCGGAAGCGTTGCTAGCGCGTCGCGCCGGTAGGCAGGCAATCGAGACTCGAAACGCAGCCGATGCCAATACTCGCGTCCAGAACGAAGGCGTCATCAACGACCTGACGATGGACCAGCGCCCGCAGAAGATCGACGCGCAAGGGCAGCCGATCGCAGGCACGGAGCCTCAGCAGATGCTGGACATCGACACGGGGCGACCTGAATTGTCCGCGCGCGGACAGGCGCTCTCGCGCGCCGTCGCCGGACAAGACCCGCAGCAGATTCGGCAGTTCCTCATGCAGCAGCAGTTGTCGCGAATGTTGCCGCCAGACACACAAACCGTATTGCCATATGGGTCGAAGCTCGTAGATCGCAACGGTGGTGTGCTCGCGAGCAATGAAAGATCAACGTCGCCAAGCATGGTTGGTTCGTCGGCAGACATGCAATTGTTCCGGTACATAAAAGAAGCTGACCCCACCTTGACGGACGGCGAGGTTATGGAGCGAGCGCGTGCTTATAAGGAAACTTTCGCGAATGCAACTCGCGCTGGAATAGGCGGCGTAGTGGGGAATAGAAGCGGGGCGTTCACTCCACAGACCGATATAAACGCCGTTGCATCGAACGCGGAAGCGACAAATCGCGCTGGCGCAGCCGGTACCAAGGCTGGCACTGTGGAAACGGAGAAATTCTTCGATAAGCCGCGCGCCTTGGCGGCGGTCAATGAGCAGAATGCAAAGACCGATTTGTTCCTGAAGAAGATAAACGATCTTGCAACAGACCCAGGGTTAGAGCGCGCCACTGGACTTTGGGCCTATATCCCAAGCATTTACGGTGGCAAGGCGGCAAACGTCGAGGCTGCTACGGAGTCATTGAAAGCTCAGTTAGGGTTCACTTCATTGCAACAGATGCGCAGTGAATCTAAAACGGGTGGTGCACTCGGCAACGTATCCGATCGAGACATCGCGTTTCTTCAGCAAGAATTTGTCAGTCTGGCTAAATCGCAGTCGAAGGAACAATTCATTGAGGGGCTTCGCACTATTGCGACATATTTGGCTGGCGCGAAGCAGAGACGAACTGAGGCATTTAACGCGGATTATGCGAATGCCCGTGATCCCAACGCACATGGTGAGAATGGGTCGCAGAATCCGCCGACTGTTCGTTTCGAGGATTTGTCAGAATGAACGTCCGTATGCCAGATGGGACGATAATCACTGGCGTTCCAGAGGGGACAACGAAATCGCAGCTATTGCAGAAGTATTCACGTATGAAGGACGGCGCGCAGCCACTGGAGAATGGACCGCCGCATCGTCTGCACGGTCACGCGGCGGGTGATGCTGCTCCAAGCGCAAGCTTGGCTTCTGATGTTGTTGGCTCGCTGCGTGATTTGGTGATGGGGATACCAAAGCTCGCGGCGCTGCCGGTTGATATGGGAGTTAACCTCTACAACGCTGTTGAGCAAATAGTGACGCCTGGCGTAGCGCCACTTCGCACAATGTCAGAAGCAGCCGATCAATCGCTGAACGAAATGGGCGTGCCACAAACACGGAACCCAATCATAAGGGCCGTCAATGAAGCGGTAGGATCGGGAGGCGTCTCGATCGGTGCGAAAGGCGTTCAACTTGGTCAGGAGGCTTTCGCTGCTTCTGCTCCGCTGCTGTCAGCGGCCGAACGAAGGGCAGATCGAGCATTACGCCGATATTCCGGGACCGATGAACAACGACGAATCCTCGCCGACCGGCTGCGCAATTACCGCAGCCCGGTTAATGGTGTGAAGCCGACGGCCGCGGAGGTTGTCGGCGATATGCCAGAAGGCGCTCCGCTGCAACAGTTGCAGGCGTCTGTCGCACGTTCCGCTGATGCGCGTGCAGGCGGCCCGGCAATTGAGTTTGCGAGGCGCGAAGTCGCCAATGAGGCGGCGCGGGAAACTGCCGCGAAGGAATTAGGCGAATCTCATGGGGCAGCGAGAGAAGCTATCTTGGAAAAGGCGAATAATTTCAGCGATCGGCTCCGAAAACTGACCCACATAGCATCGGATAGTTCGCGCCGAGCGGGCCAAAACATGCAATTGTCAGGACAGATGGATGCGTTTGCTGCGGAGTCCGCGCGTCGAGCGGTGAACAAAGATGCACCAACTGGCCCGATCGCAAGGGCGCTCGGACTCGCGAAGGATGCGGTATCGTTTCCATCTCACGGAGCAGGCGCGACCCCTCGACCGCCTGCTCGATACACGCAACATGCCGCTAACGCGGAGTCCGCTGCTGGCGCCGCTGATGAAGCTATGTTTGCCGCTGACGCTCGAAAACTTCAAGCGGCGGGCGCCAATCTCGAAAAGGAGTTGCTAGAGAATACCGGGTTAGTTGCGCTTGGCCCGCGAGAAATAGTGGGTGCAGTCGGCGAGAAAATGACTGACCCGCGAAACTACGCCAATGAAATTGCGTCGAAAACGTATGCTGAATTTGCCAAGGAAATTGCCAGAATTACAAAACCAGATGGGAGCATCGACGCGCGGGCGATAGATGAAGTGCGTAAATCGTTCGGGCCAAAGTTGAGCACGATTTTTGAGAAGCAGGGATGGGATACAAAAGACGCGGCGTTTGTCCGCGCAATGCGTTCCTCGCAGTCATTCATTGACGATGCGATAGAGGCCGCAGGCGGGTCCGGGTACAAGGCGGAATTGGAAAGGTATAGCAACCGGATTAAGGATATCAAGGCAGATCGCGTGCGCGCCGAGGAAATGTATACCCCGAAGCACAAAGCGTCGGTGCCATTGGCAACCATGATCGATGAACAAACCGGCTACGGGGTTGACCGGATACCAGGATTCATCAGTTGGAAGATGAGCGCGGCAAAGGCGCTCGCGCGTGCAGTTCGCAGCCAAGCATCGCCTGAAGTCATTGGTGAGATGTCGAAGCTATTGCAAGACCCGTTTGAATTATCGCTTGCGCTTAACAACCTTCGCGGCGGAAGCAGACGAGCTGCGATTGCGAGCGCATTGGGGCAATATGGCCGTCGCTCGGGCGGCGCGGCAGTAGCAGCGACATCAATGGTCAACGGTGATAGGGAGGAAAAATAAATGCCATTCAGTTCCGGCACCTACAGCGTCGTCTACAACTGGACCACGGAATCCGCCGCCGCGCCGATCGAGATCGCGAAGCTCGACCAGCAGGACGCGGACATGGCGGCTGCGCTGTCGAGTTGCCTTTTGCGAGACGGTACTGGCTTGCCGACGGCGACGATCCCGTTCAACTCGCAGCGCATATCTGGCCTCGGGGATGCGACCGCAGCGACGGATGCGCTCAATCGGCAGACGGCCGATGCGCGATACCTGCCAAGCGGCTCGCTCGCGACCGATCGGTTGCTAGGGCGCGATACCGCTGGCACGGGAGCGCCAGAGGCGCTGACGGTCTCAGGCGGCATCGAGTTCACGGGCACGGGCGGCATCCAGCGTTCGGCGCTCACCGGCGATGTCACGGCGAGCGCGGGCAGCAATGCGACCACGATCGCCAATGACGCCGTGAGTTACGCGAAGATGCAGAACGTGTCGGCGACCTCGCGCGTGCTCGGTCGAGTGACGGCCGGCGCGGGCGACGTGGAGGAGCTGACGCCAGCTAACCTCGTGGCGTTCATCACCACGGCGGACGGAGCGGGTAGCGGGCTCGATGCCGACCTGCTCGATGGGCAAAGCGGGGCGTTCTACCAGAGCGCCAGCAACCTGAATGCAGGCACGATCCCGGACGCACGCATTCAAGCGAGCGGCGTGACGCAGCATCAAGCGTCTTTGGCGATCGCTTTTACGCAGCTCACAGGGTCGATTGCAAGTGCGCAGGTTCCTCAGGCCGCAGTTACACAGCATCAAGCGGCGTTGTCAATTGCGGCGAGTCAGCTCACTGGAACGCTCGCCGACGCTCGCGTGGCACAATCGAATGTCACCCAACATCAGGCCGCACTTGCCATCGCAGCGAGTCAGGTGACATCGGGCACGTTTGCCGACGCTCGCGTGGCGCAGTCGAATGTGACGCAGCATCAAGCGGCACTGGCGATCAACGCCGATCAGGCATCAACTGACTATGCCGATGACGCTGCAACCACATACACGCTCGGCACCGGCGACGCTGAAAGCATCCGTCGCTTTACGAGCGCGAGCGCGATTACCGTGACACTGCCGAGTAGCACCCCGAGCGGATGGGCGATTGGAGACAGCATTGTCGTAATTCGCGGTGGAACCGGAACACTTACTTTTTCGAGTGCAGGCACGATTCGATCACCGGGTGGCTCCGCCATCACCGTGCAGAACGGCAAGTGCTGTGTGACGCTTGCGGCGTCTGGCGTGTGGGAATTGTCCGGAAATCTCTGATGAGCGTGCGACTGAATAAGCTCGCTCTCGGTGGTGATAGTGTCGATATCATAGACGCCACGATTGATGGCACTGGCGTCGACCCTCAAAACGGGCGGGCGATTCTTCGCATGACGACGGCCGGTGAGCAACAAGTATCCATCAGCAGCTCGGGCATCCCAATCGTCTATACCACCATCAAGCAGGCCATTATACCCGGCGGCAATGCCGGTAACTACGAGGTCATGCTGTCCAGCGTCACCGGCAGTGGCGGCAATTTCGCCGGCACCGTGGATAGCTGGATCGCACTCTCGGCGAATGTAACTTGGACGCTAACGACAATCATTATGGGAATGGTGACCCGTAGTGGTACGTTGAACATTCGTCCCATAGGAGGATCGACGCTCGATACGGCGGCGATCACATTTATAGCGAGCAAAGAATCGTGAAGGAGAATGTCATGGAAACAGCACTCGGTATTCTGCTTTTCGTTCTGATCGTCGGCTCGGTCTGGTGCATCGCGCAACAGTTCCGCAAGCGCCGCAATGGCACGAATGCGTCGGGGGGTGGTGGTGGTGGTGGTGGTGGTGGCACGAATGGTCGCAGAACCGAGAAATTCTGATGCAGGGTAACGGGATCGATCGTCGCGCGCGGCTGCTTGAAGTCGGGCTGACGATGTTGTGTTCTATGGCCGCCTCGGCGGGCGCGGTACTCTGGGCGAATTCGTCGCGCCTGGTCGAATTCGATCAGAAGATCATCACGAACAGCGGACGGTTGTCGTCTCTCGAATCGCGTGATTTGTCTCAGATCGTGCAGATCTCCGCGCAGGACCAAGCGAACAAGGAAATCCTGCGACGGCTAGAGCGTATCGAGGACAAGCTTGATGGTCGCTGAACCGCTGTGGCTGCAGGTCGCACGCCGGTACATCGGCGTCGCGGAGATTCCCGGCAAGGACTCGAATCCGCTGCTGGTGAAGTGGTGGCTCAAGGGCGGCGCGGCCGTGTGGAACACGCTTGGTCGAGACGATTCCAGAGCCCCTTGGTGCGGCACGTATGTTGGCGAGTGCCTCGATGAAGTCGGCCTGCCGCGCCCGCAGAATTGGTATCGCGCGCGCGTATGGCTCGACTACGGCACGCGAATTCCCGCGCCGGTCTACGGCTGCATCGTGGTCTACGAACGCAAGGGCGGCGGGCACGTCGGCTTTGCCGTGGGCCGGGATGAGCATGGCAATATCCTGACCTTGGGCGGAAACCAAGGTGACATGGTGAGTATTCGGCCGTTCGATCCCGCTCGCGTGCTTGGCTACGTCTGGCCGCCCGGCGGGCCGTACTCGCATCAGCCGCTGCCGCGATTTGTCGGCAACCTTCCCGTCAGTCGAAACGAGGCTTGAACATGGATACCCTGCAGCGCGTCTGGCAGTTCGTGATCGGTTCCTTCGACTACCTGCTCGCGCACACGCAGCTCGGCTCGGTCGTGGTCGGCACGCTCGCTGCGATCTCGATCACCCAGGTTGTCAAGATGGCCGTGATCCAGTGGGCGCCGAAGAACGGCGGCCGTGGTCTGTGGTACAGCGTGCAGCTCGTGATCGGCATCGGCGTGACGTGGTGGAACTGGCACACGCCGCTCGGGCTGTCGTGGGGGCTGGCGGTCGGTGGGCTGATCGCGCCCTCGCTGTACACGGTTGGGACGCGGCTGCTGTACCGCTACTTCCCGGACGCTGAAGCGATGATTTCGGCGACGCCGCGCAGATGATCTTCCCGCCCCTATCCGCCCTGCCGTGGCGGCTGATCGGCGCCGGGGCGGCCGTCGTGGCCGTTCTGGGCAGCGCCTGGCACTACGGCCATACCCGCTACGAGGCCGGTGAGGCCGCCGTACAGGCCCGATGGGACGCTGAACGGCTGATCGCGGCAGAGGCTTTCGCCAAACAGGCGGCCGCCGTGGCGGCCACCGTGGAGGCCGACAAGGCCATTTCCGCAAAGGTGCAGCATGAACTGGAAACCCGTCTCGGTGACTCTGACGCTCGCGCTCGCGACCTCGCTGGCCGCCTGCGTGACTACCAAGCCAGTGCCCGTGGTTGCGCCGTGTCCGGCGCTGCCGACCGTGCCGCCGGGCCTGCTACAGCCCCCGGAGAGCCCGGAGGCGATGAAGCGATTGAGCGAGCTACTGCCGCCGTCCTGACCGCCTGCGGGCATGATGCCAGCCGATTGCAGGG